GTGTCAACCTTCGTATTCTCGGCGCTCCTGCGTTGCCTGTCACAACCGCCTGCTGCTGAGAGCAAGTGAGAGTCTGCGCCACACCCTTGCCCACGCGCCCTCTGCGGGTCTTGCTTTCCGGGTAAGAGAGGTTAATGCTGTCACCAATGGTGGCTTCCGCAAACCCTTTCTTGGTGGCTTCCGCAACCCGTACCACCGGCCTATTGTCCAAAATCTGTGTCACTTGTCCTCCCCCTCCGAACGTTCTCAGTGTTGGCGATAACCCGGAAATGCTATAAACTCTAGCACTTTGGTCGAAGTTGATATTCGACAATCTCCCCGCCAGTTCACACCGCATCACAACCTCTTTCCAAAATGAAATTGCTATAAGTACGTTGTCCTTCTTTCGTTGTTACGGTTTTCATAAATTCAGCACCCTCTCTCTCAACGGGTTCAAATTTGTAACCGATACCACTCTCTTTACAACGTTCGGAATGATTAACGAAACTCTCTATTGATCGGTCGGAGAGGAAATAGCGTTCGTCAATTTCTTCCACGGGTTCTAATACACCGATCAAGCGCTTTTCCAGTTCAGCGGGTTCCGGAAACGAAAATCCTTGTCCCAGATCCGCTCGAACGCTTACACAAAAGACTCTCTCTCTTCTGCGGTACACCGTAATCTACCGCGGAAAGCACCTGCCATTCATTCTTGTACCCCAACTCTTCTAACGTCCTGCACCAAGCCAGGAAATCGTTTTTGATCTTCTTTCCAACAAGATTCTTTACGTTTTCCATGATGAGGTACTTCGGTAACTCCCCGTCCTCTTTCGCTCTACGTAGTAACCGCTCCACCTCGTAGAGAAGGCCGCTCCGAGTTACACCCTGTACAACCCCCGCTTGCTTCCCGGCAAGCGATATGTCTTGGCACGGAAACCCGTAAGTCCAGAGGTCGGCGTAGTCCAGTTTTTCAACCTTTGAAATGTCGCCGTAATTCCGTGTCTCTCCATAAATCGCCTCGTAGGACTTAATCGCAAAGCGGTCGATCTCGCTGATACCTACGACTTTGTGCGGTAACCCCATCCGTATGAGAGCCTTGCGGAAAGCGCCGATTCCGGCAAACAACTCATTTACTGTCAGCATTACAGAACCCCTTTCAGTCTGAGTCCCCAATAGATGACGAACCCGCTCGAGGTGGATTTCCGATCAAACCACTCGGGGTGTCGTGCCAATTCTGAGTTGAACTTGCGTGCCGAGAGAACGTATTCGCCCTCTGATTTCGCCCACATCTTGAAAGCTACGTAGAGGTCTCTCGCCCGAATGTTCCCGCCTCCGTCTTCTTCCGGGGTTCTTTCACAGCGGTTTTCAAGGAATTGCAGCACGATATCATTGTCACGCTCATAGTTGGCTACAACCCGTCTAAGGCCGTCACTCATGGTTAACCCGCGCTCTTTGTAGTGCTTATAACCGCGTACCAACCACATGAAGATTCCGCTCATGCTCGATTTCTCACATAACTCTTCTTTGAGGTGGGTGTCCTGCTCGCTCGGTGCAAAATGACGGTTAAATTCAACGACCCTAATTCTCTCGGAAGCAAATAGTGATTTATCTGTAACCATCGGTAAATCATTACAGGAAAGCCAGAGGGTGAACTGCGGTTTGAACGTGACAGCCGATTGATACAGCGCCCGTGCTGAAATCTCTTCACCGCCGGTAAGCTGTTTTATCTTCTCTTCGTCCAGTTTTCCGTACTCATTACTCTCTGCCATGGTAACGAACCGTCTACCCTTGAGTCCCGCCAACGTGGGGGACGCTGCTTCCGCGTCCTTCTGTCTGTCACCTCGGCAAATCATTCCGACCGGGGCAACGCTCGCATAACCACCAAGCATTGTCTCAATCGTGTTCAGCAACGTGCTTTTACCGTTTCTCGTTGTCTTACCATGCAGAATGAACATACACTCTTCGTTGCTCATTCCGAGCATTGAGTAACCGAGCGCCCTTTGAAGGAAATCAGCCTTTTCAGCATCGTTCTGAGTGACTTCCGCAATGAAAGTCTCCCATCTATCGCACCCCACCTCTTTCGATACCGTGTGATTGAAGGCCGTCTGCATTGTAATGAAATCGTCCCACCGGTGTTCCCGGAAAGAGAAATCACGGAGGTTGTATGTACCATTGAGGCAGTTGATGAGATATGGGTCTGAATCGAATTCAACAGCGGAGATTCTCAACTCACCCGTTGCGTCCTTGAGGATTCTGTCTCTCATCCGTCTGTCGCCCATCCTATTGACGAAACTCAAGTACGCCTTGCGAAGTTCCTCATCATCGATCTCACCGCAGTAAAGAATCATGAGTCGAACGAAATCCTTCATCTTCTCGGAGACAAGTATTGCACCCTCATCTTTGCGCCATGCCCCTTCATGATAGGTGTACCAACTGCGGTGTTCGGGACAATATCGTGCTTCCTCGGTGTAAACAAGTCCGAACAGGGTAGCCATGCCCATTTCAGACCACTCAAACCCGGAACTTAAATCATCCCGACTCTCGGGACGGTGCTGCTTAATGAGGTACATTTTTTCGGACAGCTTTTCGTCCATGATGACGCGGCCGCTCCGCGTCTCGAATAACTCCGGCATCACTTGTCCTCCCGTACATCCTTTATCAAGTCGATCAAGTCTGAAAGATAGTCCAGGGTCTCTGGAATCTCGTCTATATGCGCGTTGTTGCACGCGAAATCCCAGATAATCCTTGCTTTTTCACAAGAAAGACCGTGTCCGACCTCTTCTTGAATCAACTCGTAAGTGTCATTGAGAACTTTCCCGTGTTCGATATTTCTTTTCTCTATTAGACGGTTGATTTCTTCACGATACTTTTCGTTGTTGACCTCCACCTGTTCTCTGTTCCAGTTCACACTTTTGTTGGCATCGAAAACATGCCCATTCGGAACTTTTCGTATGTTTTGAGGTCTGCAACTCATTTCGTAAACTTTGTAGAACCCGTCCCTGATTTCTTCCCAACTTCTACTCATGGTGTTCACCTTCTGTACCTTGTTATGCTGTCACAGATTGTCCGTATCTCTCCCGTGTCCAACGGCGGTACACACGCGGTGCTGTTCACATACAGCAATTCTCTGTAAATCTGCCCCTTCGTGTAACCCGTGTTGTGAAGATACCCCGCGAGCGAAGCCAGAGAAAGATTTCTTCCACCGCTGTGTATTTCCGGATAATCCGGTCTTATCGGGATTCTGTTGTTCACAATATCCTTAGACCATTTCGGTCTATATATTCGACAACATTTAATCGATTTCGAAGATTTATCCTTCTCTTTTTGCTCTGAAAAATATCGCTCAATCACATAATTTATAGCACTTTGATTGTCGATAATTTCACCGTTGAGAAGAACGTCTCCTGTCATTATGAAGTAACGCGAGGCCTTGTAAATCTCAACCCCTGCGAGATTGTTCTTACCCTTGAACGGAAGGTCGCCCCGGAGCAGGATGTGAAACCCTCTCCCGCTCCTTGAGCGCTCCGTGTAACTTTGACATTTCGACACAATGTCGGCAGCAAGTGGTGTCATAAAACCGTCCTCATCAACCCCTGCATCAATGTCGATACCAACGTAACCATCACCTGCGAAAACGAAACCGCAGTAGTCGTAAAAGCCTTTGTTGTAGGACTCCAGAGCCGTCTCAAAGTCAGACCATGTATCAGGGTTCGTGGAAGAAGCAGCTTCTTTTTCCCACGCTTTCATGGGTACTTTGCTGTCTTCCCAAACACACACCCACCGTTTCAGACTTCTCAACTCTTCTGGAATCCGTTCATAAGAGACCACGGTACTTGGCGACCCGCTTCTCACACTCCCGTACCAATCCCCATATCACGTCTTGGTGAACCCCGCTCTTCTTGGAGACTTGGTAGACGTTGTCCGGAATGGTGTCGCCCTCTTTGTAGATTGTCAGAAGTTTCTTGCGCTCTGCCTTGGTGAAACTCTTGAGCGCCATGTGACAAGCAATCCAGTTGTGCTTCTCTGCCTCAGAGTTATAGATTCTGTCCTCGTACCGGGCGTAGAACCGCAAACAATGAGAAACGAACTCAGAATAAAACGCTCGACTCATTTACCCCTCCTGCTGTTTACTCGGTGTACTCCTCGGTGTCGAAACTCCACAAATCTCCTGCCTCGGTGTAACCGTCCGAACGTTCAACGTTCTCCTCTTCCTCAAGCACCCGCTCTGCGAACTCAACGGGAACGCTTGTGATGACCCAATCCCCACCCGCGCGGTGAAGTGCGTTTACCATGCCGATATCATTAACCCTCAACCGTCTTTTGGTCTTTTTCATTCAACCCTCCTTTGTTCTCTCGAACTTCACACCACAGTACTCGTACACCATGTCCCTGTACTCCTGTAACGTGGTTTCTCCTTCGGAGAACGCTTGGTATTCGTCTATCAGCGCCTCCGCAAGTTTCGGTAACCGTGTCTTTGTTCCCCAATCGAACTTATCCCGCATGACTTTAATCGGGATGGACAGCAGAAGAAGCACTGCTGAATCAGTTGCTTCTTCCACCGCCTCTCTCTTAATGCGCTCAATGTCGCTACGCTTCATTGCTATAACAGGGTCACTGTCTGTGTTTCTCGTAGCCCTGCGTCTTTCAGCCCGGTTCATGAGCCAACCCCTCGTGAAGCAGGCCAGAATAGGGAAGGGTGTCAATCCACTCGCAGAATCTTCTCCACTCATTCAGCTTGTGTCCCCGGCGGTACTCAAGCATGTTGAGCAGGTTTTCATAGGTCATCGTGACTGTGCGTTTCTGATTGTAGGAAGAGGGCAAAAGCTGAACCATGGCTTTCCAGTAGACGGTGTCCTTCGTCTTGAGATACATCAACCGAAGCCCGTTCAAATTCATGATAAGTTCATCAAGAACCCCCATTGTGTCGAGTTCCAGAACCCCGTCCTCGGTGACAACCAGGTTGGACAAGTAATCGCTAGAGAAATCTTCCAACTCAAACTTCTTCTTGTGCAGCGTGTGCATGGTTGAACAAGAATTGGCTGTCGTTCCGACCTTGTAGGTGTCAAACTCCTTCCACCAATACAGAGGCGCTGTGATATCCACCGAGACAAAAACCTGTCTCAAGAACTTTCTGTGCGGAGCACCCGCCATGATGAGACGGGTCATTAGACCAAGGTCGTTCTCACCAATCTCAAAGATATCCTCGAGCAACGGGTTATAACCGCTGTCCGATTTCTCCCAACTGTTGAGCGGGTTTCTCATACCACGAATGGCGTGCTTCCACCCCCACACCTCTGCCTTTTCAAACTTAATCATGTCACACCCCCTCAACGTGAGAAGCCATCATGTCAGCCGTGTGCGTCCAGAGTACGTTAGGGTACTTGTGTACCGCCCGTGTATAGTCTCGCCACTCCTCTTTGTCCGTGAAAGCGCCCATGTGATATCGAATACACATAATCTCTTCCTCAGTGAGTGTCGTGTACTGTGAAAGAATCTGCACCGACTTGTCGCCGTGTCCTTTGAGCAGCGTATCAGTGTCGTGTGTATAGAAGCCTGTCTCCGGGTCAATCTTGTACTGATCGATCTTGCAAATGTCGTGTAACATTCCAACAAGTATTGGCGAACGTTTGTTCTCCCACTGTAAACCCATCGTGTCTGTGAATTTTCTCAAATAAACCATCACCCTAAGGCTATGGTCGAACAACCCTCCCTCGTAATTACCGTGGTACTTGGTGCTCGCCGGGGCTGTAAGAAACCCCTTCGCCACGATATCATCAATGGCGCTCTGAGAAATACAACCATTAAGCGCTCTTTCCAACTGCTGTTTGGATGCGATCATTCCGTCTCCTCTCTATGAATACTCCGATCCGCGCTAAAACCGTCCGGGTAACGCTTTCTGAGTTTCTCAACGTTATTCTGCAAAACGTACTCAAGGGTGTAACCCTGTGAAGCAGCAGTTGTTGCAATGTACCAAGCAACGTCTCCTAACTCTTCGATCAAATGGTCGGTGTCCAGAGAGTGTCCCTGGAAAAGGTGTTTCTTCACAATGTCCGCACACTCCCCGGATTCACCGCAGAGACCCAAGACCCCGTTAATCAGCGCCCCGTTACACCCCACATAACCGCCCTCGGTTCGCAGTGCTTCCTGCTGATACTCATTGATTGTCATTCGTTCCTTCCTCCAACTCGATGAATTTCTTCAAGTACCAAACGGCCTTCTTGATATCCTCAAGTTCGTTCTTGTTTCTGTGTCGATAGAGGTACTTGAAAGCGTTGCACACGCAGAAGGCAGCAACCGCTTCCACCCCCTGTGTCTCCATCATCACCTCTATACACTCAAACTTGCCTGTCTCGTAATGAGACGGGTGATTCACGTTGTCGCTCATGGGTTGTCACCTCCTAGAAAGCAGGGGAAGGCGTTGCTCCTTCCCCGCCGTAAAATGGGTTATCCGAGCAGAGAATCAAGGTCTAAGCCGCCTGCGGGCTGTGCGGGAGCGCTCTTCTTAGGAGTAGGAGTGCTTTCCTTGCTTCCGAGAGTTCGTGCTCGATCACTCACTGTACTGGACGGATCGAAACCATCAGCCGGATACAAATCCTTGAGATGAGCAAATGTGACGTTCTTCTTCGGGTCTTTATTGCTCGGAAGAACGGTGTGCTCAACCGTTGCGCCAACGTAGTGATCCACAAGTTCTACGGGGTCAACATCCTCGAGACCGAAGTCATTCAGCACGTTCTTTGCGAAGTAAGAGAACGCGTTCAGAGCGCCCTCGTTGTAGTCACCATCGTTGTTGAGGATGCTGAACCGCTCAATGTGCGTAGCGCCCGCTGCGTTCACCAACTTAATGGCGATACGTCCGAAATCCTCATCGTAGGTTGCCTCGTAAACTCTGAAAATGTCCTCACCCTCCGGGATGATGGAAAACCCGTCTCTCATCGGAATTCTTCCCATGTCTTCGTCCTCCTTAGTTCTTGTTGAGAGCAGTCTTAATCAGCTCCCAGGCCTGTTCCTCGCTGAAACCCGCCTCCAGAAAACCGCTGTAAAGCATGTGGAGAATGTTACAGGTTCTTCCGATCTCATCTTTGAGAACCTCCGGGTTGGAGGATGACTTAACCACTCCCACACCCAACTCTGCTGCCATTGCCTCCAGGTACTCAACGGGATTAAACTCGTTGTTATCATCGTTCTTCTTGCCCATGTTCTCCTCCTTATTTAACTGTTAGACGGTATGTTTCCGATGCCTTGAGGTACTTCTCAAGCAGGCCGTCTGCTTTCAGCGCGTCCTTGTCTACACTCGTTGTCTCTGACCGAGCCACTGTCCAAGTATAGATAGAACCCTTGACTTCCACCTTCTTGTCTCCTTCTCTGAACTGCCCCATTGCGTACTTCTTAAGCAACTCGTTGAGTTCCTTGTAGCGCTTCTCCTTCTCATTGGAAGAAGCAGCAATCTCATCCAACTCCGTCTTGAGCGTTTCTGCTTCCGCAATCAGTTCCTTGATATCCGTGTCAGCTGTGAGAGAATTTGTGCGGAGCGCTTTGAGAATCTCAGCGTCTTTCTTCTCATCGTACTCGGGAGAAATCCCCGTAGTGACGTAATCACTCCACCATTTCTCAACCGTGGCAACCTTCTCTGCGAAATCCGGGTATCGCTCCGAGACCTTGAAACTCACCGTGATTGTGTTGCTCACGTTCGGCTTAAACGCTTCCGGGTTGTCATAGTCAGTCGGTGA